GCTTATCAGCAGGTTATAAAAGGTGTTCCTGTTGCGGATTACGAGTTTTCTGAGCTTGTTTATCATCCTCGCAATGTCAGAACGAATAAAATGTACGGCAATTCAGTCGTGGAACAAATTGTGATGACGGTGAACACTGCTATCCGTCGTTCTCTGCACCAGCTCCAGTTTTATACGGAAGGTTCCACTCCGGATTTGATTATCAGTCTGCCAGAAGGTTATGACGTTGATCAGATCAAAGCATTCGAGACCTATTGGAATGATCTTCTGGCTGGTGATACCAGCGAGCGCCGCAAAACCAAGTTTGTTCCCGATGGTTCAAAACCTATCAATACCAAAGAAGGTGCATTGCAGGATGCTTTCGATGAATGGCTTGCCCGGGTTATCTGTTATGCGATGAATGTGCCGAACCAGTGGGCCATCAAGCAACAGACAAGAGCCGGGCAGGATGTGGAGCAATCATCTGCAGATAAACGGGGTGACGAAATCACCAAAGCATATTTGAAGTCGTTACTCGATCGCATTATTGCCCAGCACTTTGATGCTCCTGACTTGGAACTCAATTGGACGACCGAGGAAGAAATTGATCCCAAAACCCGTGCTGAGATCTTTGATAAGAAAATACGAAACGGCTCCATGGCTATTAATGAGTCACGAGAAGCCGATAACCTGCCTCCTGTTCCCGGTGGAGATATACCCATGTTTGCCACTGCGACGGGGTTTGTTCCAATAACTCCGATCGATGCTGACGAACAACCTCCCGACAATAAACCGGAACCAACTCATTCATCTGATAAGCCCCAATAGTGGGGCTTTTTTATTTGGGCGCAACAATGAACAAAGTATCCCAATTTGCAAGCATCCAGAAAGTCCAGAGTAATTCGGATGGGACCATCACCGTCATCGGTGTTGCTTCAGACAATTCTGTGGATGCGGATGGTGAGGTCATCTCCTCTGAAGCCATGAAAGCGGCCATTCCTGATTACATGGCCCTTGGCACTGGTGCTTTACGCGAAATGCATCAGCTGAGCGCTGCTGGTCGTGTTGATAAGGCCGAAGTAAACGAATTAGGGCAGACCGTGATTGAAGCGGTCGTTGTTGATCCGATCGCGGTTCTGAAGGTTCAGCAGGGTGTCTACAAAGGATTTTCTGTCGGTGGCAGTTCGACTGCCAGATCCGGTAACTCCATCACGGGGTTGCGGCTCACCGAAATCAGCCTGGTCGATAAACCGAACAATCCAAACGCAGTGATCCAGATGTGGAAGTGCGAAGATTTCAATAAAGCCGGGGATGGTCCGGCTCAATCCTCGGAGAATGAAATGGCAACTGAAACGCAAGTCGAGAAATCTGAACAGACGGGGGACATCAAGAAGGGCATGTACAGTGTGAAAGAGTTCGCGAACGTGATCCGCGATATTTCATACCTGGTGTCTGATGCGCAATACGAATCACAGTCGGAAGGTGACAACAGTCCAATTCCCACAGCCATGTTGGAGTGGCTGAAACAGGGTGTGGATATCTTCAACGGGATGGCCGCAGAAGAAACAGCTGAACTTGTAGCCAGTCTGCAAAAAGCTGCTGGCACTCATGATATTCAAAAAACTGAGCAAGTAACGGAAGTGGTTGCCGCTGCGGCTGAGACTGACATTCAAAAAACTGAACATCCTGAAACTGTGGTGGTGGCAGACGTGAAACCAGAAACTATCGAAAAAGCCGAAGTTGTCACTGACACAGCAAAATCAGAAGGCCAGATTCAAAAGACCGATGAATCAACCGATATCAGCAAGGCTCTGGCCCCGTTGATGGACGTTATCAAGGCGCTCAAATCTCAAAATGAATCACTCGCCAAATCACAACAAGACCTGATGGATCAGTTCAACGCCATGCCTGCTCCACCTAAGGGCGTGTTGATTGAAAAGGCGATGGATACATCCAGTCAGTCTCTACAAAAAGAACAGCAAAACAAGGTTGAGCCAGTGCGCAAAGCAGATGGTTCTATCGATGATGCCGCCACTATGCTGAAACAGCACTACATTACCGCACAACCAATTCCACTGAATCGCTGAGTGATACTCAGCCCAATATAACCGCCTCCGGGCAGTTTTTTGTTTCAAAAACTTATGGCCGCTTTATGCGGTTTTTTCATTTGGAGATCTCTAATGAGTATCACTGAACAAACCCTGAATGACATCAAGAAAGCTCAGCAGGATATCAACAAGACCGTATCAGTCGGTACTGGTCTGATTGCATATGACCTGCAGGCTCCAGCCAAAAATCTGTATCCGGTACTGACGCCTTTGCGCAATAAAGTTGCCCGGGTTCCGGGTAATGGTGGTTCGGCTACAAACTGGAAAGCTGTAACCGGATTGACCGGCTCTGGCGTGGCGTCTATGCCATGGGTACCAGAAGGACAGCGCTCCGGGCGAATGAGCTATCAGACCGCATTGAAAGCTGCCAGCTACGTGACTTTTGGTGAAGAAGATGCGGTAACGTTTGAAGCTGAAAGTGGTGCTCGTGGCTTCGAAGATATCCGGGCAACTGCTGCTGTGCGCCTGTTGCAACAAACCATGATCAAAGAAGAAAAAGGGATGTTGGCTGGCAATGCATCGTTAACTTTGGCCCAGCCAACAGCACCCACTTTGGCCGCATCAGGAACTGCCGGCACATTACCAGCAGCCACTTATTCGGTCATAGTTGCTGCTCTGACGCTGGAGGGCTATCTGGCAATTGGTGGCTCATCCGCAACCCAGCTGATCACATCCAAAACTGTGACTGGCGCGGATGGAAATACGTACACGCTGAATGGTGGGGTATCTCGCAAATCAGCAAATGCGACTCTTGCAATCACATTGGGCCAAATTCTGTCTGCAACAACGCCGGTTGTGAGTGGTGCCGTTGCTTATGCCTGGTTTGTGGGAACGGCTGGTGCAGAAACACTGCAATGCATCACTACGATCAACAGTGCAACATTCTCCGCTGCGTTATCCTCTGGCAATATGGCCGCGTCGTCTCTCAGTACGACCGTTGATTATTCCAAAAACGCTTCCCTGGCCTTTGATGGTTTCCTGACTTCAGCTTTTCTGCCTGCCAATTCCGCATATGTTGTGAATCTGGACACAGGTACTGCGGGGGTCGGAACACCATTGACCTCGGGTGGGCGTGGCAATATCGTCGAAATTGATAATATGCTGCGAGCCATGTGGGAAAACTTCCGCCTGGGCGTCACCGTGATTTATTGCAGCAGTCAGGAGCTGACGAATATTACCAACAAGGTTATGGCTGCAGCCTCAGGCACAATCCTGCGTTACAACAGCGATAGTGGCTCAGCGAACGAACCCTACCGAATCAATGCGAATGGTGTCATCACCAACTATTACAACCCTTATCTGCCTGGTGGCGGTCGCATGGTTCCAATCATGATCCACCCTAACTTGCCTGCAGGGACATTGTTTGGCTGGTGCGAAGAATTACCAATTTATTACCAGAACAACCAAGTGCAGAACGTTGCTGAAATGCATATGCGCCGTGATTATTACCAGATCGATTGGCCATTACGTTCCCGCCAATACGAAATGGGCGTTTATGCAGAAGGTGTATTGGCGAACTACTTCCCATCATCTATGGCAATTATCACGAATATTGCTAACGGATAACCATCAAAATCTACAGCCCTGCTTCGGTGGGGCTTTCTTGTTTATGAGGTAAATCATGGAATTATGCGGTGATACTTTAGTGGTTCAGGCGCAAACACCTGGTGATTCTTTCACGTTCAATGACACGACCTATACGTCCGATTCTGATGGACTGGCACAAGTCCCGGTTGAGTGTATTCAGGATATTCAGGCGTTCGGTTTCGTCGTCACTGACAAAACAATCTCTACCAAAAAATCAAAATAAGGCAAACACATGAGTTACGTGACTTTGACTGAAGCTGCGAATTACGGCGCGACAACAGACGTAACTCAGCCGCTGCTGGAGCAGGCTGCCGCTGTGGTGAATTCCTATTGCGGAAAGCCAAAAGGAATGCTGGTTGAGACCAATAATGGTGAACCGGTGTGCATGGCATACGCGACGCCATCATTCACATATCAGTCAACAAATTCAATCCGTGCTGGGCACAGTATCTCCGTTAGCTTGCCATCCTGGATGCCAGTAACTCTGGGTGATGTGCTCGTTATCGACAGGGGGTTATCCACTGCAGAGAATGTCGCCATTACTGCAGTAAGCGGTGATGGTTCTGTGGTATTTGATGTCGTGGAATTCGATCATTCGGCGCCAATTTATTATGCCGGATTGACCATTGTGGAAGAAAAGCGGGTTTCTGCCAAAGGGCGATTTTCTCTCAGGCAGACACCTGTCGTTAATTTCGTCTCTTTGTGTTCAGGCTCTTTGGGTATTCAACAACCCCGATGGACCGATAGCAGCCGGCTGGATTTGTCGTATCTTTCGGGTGATACCGTGAAAGCCAGCTATATGGCCGGATACACAACGACGCCGGAAGCCATAAAGATCGCAACTGTCCTGATCGCCAATCAGCTGGCGGAAGCATCATTGCAGGGAGCTGGTTATTACAAATCCGAAGAGTATGCCGGTCGTAGCTATGAGCGTTTTGCCGGAGTCGGGTATGTCGATCCCAGGATAGCTGAAATACTGAATCCATATCGGTGCATCGTATGACAACGCAAAACGATTTGTATAACCGCCAATAC